GGCGATTTGTTGTTCACGGGTCTGTCGAGTCATGTGATCACTCCTTAGTTGAAAAATCTTTCCACCGTATGCCTATGCAATTCCAGTGCCTGTGCGTGAATTCTAAGTCTTATATAAGACTAATTAAGCACCAGCAGAGCCAAACATCCCGAGGGGATCGCTCCAGCCAAAGCTATAACGCTCACGTGACTTGTAGCGGACATTGCCCGTGTCGAAGTCGCCGTCCATTGACTGAGCCAAAGGCGAACGCACAAAGTGCTTCATACCGTTTGGAACGTCCGTGGTCAAGAACCAACCATTGGTGTCGGTTAGGAAATGGTTAATTGTGTAACCTTCCGAAACAGAACCGTTGTTCTTAATAGCGTTGATGTCATTGTCGTTTGTACCAACACGTAATTCAGTTTCGAGCAAACGAGTTGCAACGAATTGAAGCGCAGGAGGAACGATCAATTTCTTAGGTTTAGAAGCAATTAACAAGCCACGCTCATCAGTCCACAAGCTAATTTGAATAACGGCGGCTTCTAAAGAAGTCTCGTTTAAGTCAGCAGGGGTTGAAGGAATGTTGCTGTTAGTACCACCAGACACCAATGGGTGTGATGCGCTGAATAAAGGAACGCCGTCGCCACCGTTATAACCAGTAGTGAAACCGTTGTTTAATACAGCAGCAGCTTTAACCTGTTTGGTATAAGCCATAGCACGAGCTAAGGACTTGGTGTAGCGAGCTGATAAAGAATCATAGAGGTTATCTTCGATTGCTTCTTCAGTTAAGCTAAAGCCAAGGGCAATAGTTTCGTGGTTGTAGCGAGCAGTCCATGCTTCTTGAGCATTGTCATAAGCGATGGCAGAACCTTCGTTTTTAACAGGTGCAGCAGAAAAGCCAGAAAGCTTTGTTTCTTCTTCGAAAGAACGCTCTGAGGTCTCAGTTTCGTAGATCTCTTTGTGTTCTTCACCGTAGCGAGCATACTCTAAACCGAACAATGCATTCAGTCCGGGGAGCAACTCTTTCAGTAGTTGTGCGCGTGAAATAGCCATTTAATTAGCTCCTTAAACGTAATTCTGGGCCGCAGCCAACAGAATTTGGGGGTTAGTGAACTTCACGATAACTTCCGTGTAGGCGTTTGCGCCGGTGGCGGTTTCAGGAACTACTGCAATCACACGAACAGGTGCTGCTGCTGCGTTACCACTACCAACTACGGGAGCAATAAGCGAAACGGCGGAATCACCAGTAGTGGCTGATCCTGTACCTTGACGTAGAGTTTGATTTGTTCCAACAACAGACGAGTTAGCTGTAGTAATAGTAGTGTTACCAGAATAGGTAATAGCTACTTTAAAAGCTGCCATAGGATCGTCAACAACATAAGCAACAGCGGAAGTAGCAGCAGCATTACCGGGGTAATATTGAGCTTGAACTAGCTGACTTTGACTATTAACATACTGAACACCCATAAACACACCATAAGTTAAGTTAGCGGTGTTGTCTGCGGTTGAGTCAATAGTTACAGTCGATTTAATAACATTGCCACCTTTGATCATAACTACGTCACCGTTGTAAATCGCAGTGTTATAAGTACTGGCGATTGGTAACTGACGTGTAGCCCCAGCATAGGGCATAAAGTCAGCACGGTTAACTGGAACTAGACCATAGGGAGCAGAAACGGTTGGATAAGCCATTTAAATCTCCTAGATAAAAAAATTAAGAACCTTTACCAAAGCTAGTCGAGGACTTGTTCTCTTTGAAGAGCGGCATCCTTGGGTCACTTTGGCGCATAAGATTATTGTCTACAGCATCCGTTTGAGCTTGTGTCTGCTTTGCGTAGTGCGCATTGCGTTGTTGTACAAATTCAGTCGGAGTCTTGCAAAGCAATAAACCACCAATCTCAATATTGTCCTTAAAGCGACTATTGGGATCGATTAAGAGTTGGAATTTAGGTTGTTCTTCAACTCTAACGGGTTCCCAGCCTTCTCTCAGTTTTGCTGAAAGATTGCGTGGATCAGCCACGTTCAGATTTGAAACACGAATCCACCGATACGAAAACCCAGCCTCTTTGTCAGGCTCAGGGAGCAATTCAGGTTGCGACCACTCTGTGGGGCGCTCATAAGTTGCACGGGTTTCTACATCACGTTTTGTTCTTACTTCAGCCATTTTGGGCCTCCAGTTTAGTAATTTCACGGGCATATTGCTCAGGGGTTAGTCCTAATTTCTTGGCAATTTGGACTTGTGAGGTAGTTAACCTAATTTTCTTAGGTGAAGTACTTCGCGTTGCTGGCGCTACAACCGTACTAGCCTTTGAACGAGAAGATTTTTGTGGCTCTTCGTCTCTAGCTGCTTTTTCAGTTTCTTCTTCCTCAAAGGCTTCTGGAAACCGACGACGTATTGTTTTGTCAATATTGTCGTAATACTCATCTGAACCGATGTTAACACCGTTTCGTTTTAATTTCTCGTGCAAACCCAACGCTAGACTAGTCATTTCTTCGTCTTGACCAAACCAGTTGTTGCGCTCTTGCCACGCAGCAGCTCTTCGATCAGGTTGTGTTCTTACCGATTGTTCTCTTTGTACTACATTTTCTACTTCTTGTAAAGGTTGTTCTTCTACAGGTTGGTAGTTAGAGATCCGATCAGCACGTATTTTAGCCAAAGTAAGCTTCTCTTGGGCCTCAATAATCTTGTCTGTATCTCCGGATTCATATGCCTCCCGGTATTCCCGCTTCGCTAAATCTGTCTCATTTTGGACGGATTCTTTGAAAGAACTGACCAGCATTTTTTCGCCATTGTTTATTTTGGCTTTTAAAGCTTTATTTTCCGCTAAAACCTTATTAGCAAGGTTTATAGCTTCCTGTTGTTCCCGTTGGGCAGATTCTTTATCCCTACGCTCATCGTGCCAAACCTTTTTGAGCTGTTTAAGCTTTTCCTTGGTTTCGCCTTCATATTGGTCCAATTCATCCTCTTCGAGCTTTTTTACTAACTCTTTAGGCATTGGTTCTTTGTTCCTATCTTCTGGTGGAAGATCGTCCTCAATTTCAATCTCAAACTCAGAATCGCCCTCGGGCTTATCTTTGTCTTCAATCTCGTCAGGAAACTTATATTCGTCTTTTTGCATTTCAGCCATTTGGGGCCTCCTTAAGCGCGTTTAATGCCGCGTGGGTCTTGAACTACAGCTTCCACGGAGTCATCATTAATCATACGAAATTCACGACCATGAATTAATAATCGTGTTCCAGCATTGGGTCTAACAATTACAAAATCGCCCTTTTTACACCAAGGACCAGTAGGGAATCGCTTCTCATCTTTGTAACAATCAGGCCCCATATTGACCACAAATAGGACTGTTGCCAGCTTTTCTTCGTAATTAATGGTGTCGCCTGACTTTAATATCCCACTTTCATACTCTTCTTCAACTTCAGGAATTGCGCAAAGAATGCGGTATCCAGAAGGGTTTGGGAGTTGCTGCGCTTTTTCTTCACTTGTTGCAGTATAACTATATGTTCCTACTACTTCCGGGTTATCGGGGTTTGAGCCGATAAGGATTTCACTCATCAGAGTTCTCCATCTTTTGTTTAAGGTCTAAGATATTTCCACGCGCAGTAAGTAGACCTTTAACTTCACCACACACTTTTTGGTATTCCGAATAGTCTTTGGCTACTCCGGTTATTAACCAATCTTTTAAATACGCTACTCTTTCGTCTAGGTCTTGTACTAGAACGTCGGATACGTCCATTATTTACCTTTCGCTTTTTGCTTGGGTTGATTTATAGCTAGCTCTTGCTGTTGTGCAGCATTGCCGTGTTTGAATGCGTTGTCTAAGCCTTTTACCATTAAATCTTTGTGCTGCTTTGTTTGCTCATGCAAATGGTCTGCGGCATGTTTAGTAAGCTCTAAGCCCATTTTTTCTTTTTCCTGCTGCGCATTTATTGCCGTTTTTGCGCTTTCTAACTGCGCTTGGGTCTGAATACGTTCCCGTTCAAGCTGCATTTGCTGCATCTTAAGTTGTGCATCCGTCTGATCTTTCTGAACTTTGCGTTGTTGTTCAGCGGCTTTAATCTGTAATTCTTGTTGTTGCATTTGAATTATCGGATCTTGGGCTTGCTGTTGAGCTTGCTGCTGCTGAACTTGTGCTTGGTTTGTTTGTAACAACTGGACTGCTGCTTGAGCTAATAACGGTGCTAACCGTGCTTCAACTTCCGGATCCATATTGCTATCTTCCCCAGACTCATCTTTTTGTGCTGGTAAGTTCATGCCTAGCTGCTGTTCAATTTGAACGCGATACTGGAACCCTAAATGCTCATTAACGTGAGCCATAGCCGCTGCCCCAATTTGTTGTGCCATTGGATTGTTTTGTAACAGCGCTTGAATTTTTGGATCTTGCAAGAACGACATATGTACAGCAATGTGTGCTTGATGGTCCTGATATTGAAACGCCTTAACTGGTTTAACCATCAGAATGTTTTGGTTCTCTGTAACTGGATCTTCTGGTTTCTGATCATCTGCCATTGGTACAAGTTTTGAAGCTTCTTTTATGCCTAATACTTCAAGCATCTGACGATGCAATAAAGGAAGATTATAAAGCTGTGGTGCTTGCTGGGCTAACTGAAGAACCGCTTGGTACTGAACAATCTTTTGCGCCATCGTACTAGCGTTAGGATCTGAGACTGGAATAACTTCAACGCTATCGTAGTCTGATTTCTTAGCGCGAGGTGAACCTTCTACAGGTTCGTAGTTATATTCTTCTGGTGTGTAGTCTGCAATGATCCGCTTGAGTAAACGAAATTCTTGTTTCATCGAGTAATGGATACGCGCTTGAACTGCCGACATTACCTTAAGAGTACGCTCTAGAATCGCAAGCGTTGTACCTACTGGCGCATTGGCTGACATATCCGATACCTGCATATCAGTAGCAGACGCAAATGAACGACCTTCTTGAATAATTTTATCTAACAGCCCTGCTAACACCTGACTTGGCTCCTTGTATGGGAGCGTCATAATGTTGTCTTTCATCGTACCACTTGGTACGTCAACGTCACGGAACTCTCCGGGGGCTATCGGTGTGTCATCGCCTTTGACTCGCAAGCCACGGGTCTTAAAGCCACCCGGCAAGTTTGCAAGGGATCCTGCGTCAACGAGCTGCCGAAGAATAGAAGTGCCAGACTTAGCAAAAGCGCCGATGAGATGAATAAGGCCAAAGCAATAAAACCCAAAGCCCGGAACATATCCATAATGGACAAAGTGCTGCCGTTTCTGGTGTGTATCATCATCTGGCTCCCAATTTCTGCGGATCGCTAATACTGTATTACTACCTTTTTCTATCGTTACAACATAAGGCAGTGCAATACCTGTAGGCTCTCCATCTTCATCTTCGTGTTCATATCCGGGTAAATCTAAGTGGACATGCATTTCAAGGATTTTGTATCGGTCATCTGAGGTAGCACGAAAGCCAAGTTTCTCAGCAATCTTTTTCTCGACTTCATCTAAAACGTTGTCGGGTGTACCCAGATCTACATCACAATAAAACCCAGCGACTTGTAACCGGCGCAGCTCATTCTCTGTTTTCCGCATAACATGGGTTACGCGTTCTGCAGACTCAATGCTAGATGCCCCATAGGGAACAACAATATCTTCAGCCGGTACATACATTGCCACTTGGCGATCCAACGATGGATCCATGTATACTTTTTTAAACGCATTACCTGCAAGGCCCAAGCCCCACAACATACGCTCATGTTCAGGACGATACTCCGTCATTTTATCTGTTAGCTGGTAATTCATATCATCTCTAACCCGCTCTGCAGACTTTTTCTTCTCTGGAGTTTCTTTGCCGATGATTTGTGTTTTAACTGGGCCAGCAGCAGGGAACGTAGACATCATTGTTTCTGCTTGGAACTTAACCAATGCTTCACTCATAATGGGGTGATACACACCACAGGCGCCGGGCCAAGGTTCCATCCGGTCTTCAATCTTCATACCAAGGAGTTGTAAGCCGTCAACGTATGTTTGAATCCAATCTTTACGAGAAGCTAAGTCATCTTCGTAATCACCAATTAAGTCTCCGACTATTTGCACAAGCTCACGGTCATCCATGTACTCTGCTAAGTTGGCGTCAAAATCGTCTGGACCTTTATCTTCTTTCTCCAGCACAATTTCCATTCCATCTATACCGATGCGCACTGCTTCAGGGTCCTCAATCTCAATTTCTAGATCAGGTCCTTCCTCAAGTTGGTCTAGTCCTTCTGGAGCTGCGTACAGTGCTTTGTCGATATTAGTTGCCATTATTTATTCCTAGTTCTGCTTATACGTTGTAATACCCAACATTCCTGCTGGATTTAAAATATATTGGCTCATCCTCTTCATCTGAGTCTAGCCTAATAAACCCGCCTCTTCTATAGCGTAATAGTGCTTGTGTCATTGAATCCACTAAGTCATCATGCTCACCACTTGGAAAGCTTGCAACTTCTTCTACTAATTCATCCGCCCAATGCGTGTTCGGCACCCACACTTTACCCGAAGCAAACATGTCTGCAACCGCATTTAATCTCGCTATCTTATCATTACCTCTAGTTGGAGTAAACTCTTGTACCGGTATTCCCATTGCCCGAAGCTCATAAACTAGTGGCGCACCCGACGCTTTTGCCTCAACAATCAGTGCATCTGGCTCATATTCCTTGTATTGTTCCATTGCCCGCACCTTTAATTCAGGAAACTCTAGGCGTTCTTTGACCGTATTCAAAAGAATAATGTTAGCTTGGTCTTTACCTGTGTCATCGGGCTGATAAAACACTCCCCACGTTGTACAAGCGGAATAATCTGAGCGTTCATTCTTAGTAAACGCCGTATCCCATGACTGGATTAAAAATTCACACCTAGGAGGGTCATCATGCTCCCACCTTTTCCACCATTCTCGTTTAATAATGGCGTTTGAGTCTGCAGTTGGCTCTTGTTGGTACTGCGCCATCCATTTTGAGTTGGGTAACTCTTCGTGGAGGACTTCTAATTCGTCTTTACTCCAAAATTCAGGCCACAACGGGTCTCCGGAGGGCAAAATAGCAGGAAATTGAATAACTTCCCACTCATCTCCACCTCTTTGGGCTGCTGCTTTGATAACTTGTGCTGTTAAATCCCGCATTGACCACCGAGTCATCACAATAACGATGGCCCCACCCGGTTGTAAACGCTGTCTAGGACCCGAGGTATACCACTCATACGTCTTATTGTAAATATCAGGGTTAATTTGGGCTAGCGCCGCCTCTTGTTCCGAGTGAGGATCGTCGATAATAAGTATATCAGCTCCTTTACCCGTGACTGCACCACCCACACCAATCGCAAAATAGTCTCCGCCAAAGTTAGTGTTCCACCGCCCAGCAGCTTTAGAGTCAGACTGTAGTGCAACTTTCGGGAATATTCTTTTATAGGGGTCGGAATCAACCAAGTTACGTACTTTCCGTCCAAAACCCACTGCCAATTC